ATAACTACTGGGACGATGAAGATGATGAGGACGATGTACAAGACCAATTCATCGGAAACGATACTGACCTCGTTAAGAAACTGCGCAAGCAATTAAAAGTTGAGCAGAAACGAGCAAAGGAACTTGAATCAACTCTAGGTGAGTTGAGCAAAGCCCAAAGAGAGCGCGTACTAAAGGATGTTCTTACATCCAAGGGTATCAACATGAAGGTCGCAAAATTCATCCCTACGGACATTGATGCTTCTGAAGAAGCAATCGGGTCGTGGCTTGAGCAGAATGGTGATGTGTTCGGATTCACTCCTGAACCTAAAGCACCGATTGCTGAGTACGACAAAGCAAACCTCCGTCAAATGGATGTAGTGACCCAAGGTGCTGTTTCACCCGAACGAGCAGATGAAATGGTTATGAAGATAGACAACGCAGAAAGCGCTGACGAACTTCTAGCCTTCCTACGCTCGCAACAGTAAATTCGTTCATAGTCTAGGAGACTAATAAATGGCTAATACCTATGTATCAACAGGTTCTTCCTCTCTCGGAGGTACCGCTGGTGCTGCAGGTCTAGTTCAAAAGGCGTATGACCGCCTTCTTGAGTTCGCTCTCCGCTCAGAACCTCTAATCCGTTCTGTCGCAGATAAGCGTCCTGCTCGCCAATCAATTCCAGGTTCAACCGTTGTTCTACAGCGTTACGTTGACCTCACCGCAGCAACAACTGCACTCACAGAAGATACTGACCCAGATGCAGTCGGTCTTTCAACACCGACCTCTGTAACCATCACTCTTAACGAGTATGGTAACTCAGTTCTCGTAACTCGTGCGTTGGAACTCTTCAGCCTTGCTGATGTAGACCCAGCGATTGCGAACATTATTGCTTACAACCTTGCAGATTCTATCGACAAGGTTGCTATGGCAACACTCCGCGCTGGTACCAACGTAATCTACGCAGGTTCCACCGCTACCTCAACAGCAACCATTACCGCTGCTGCAACACTCGCTTCTGCAAACATCCGTAAGGCTGTTGCTAAGTTGCGTGCAAACAACGCTAAGGGTCGCAAGGGTAACCTCTACTGGGTTGGTATCCACCCAGAAGTTTCACATGACCTCCGTGCAGAGACAGGTTCTGCAGGATGGCTCATTCCTCACCAATACGGTGCAAACCAGAATGAAATCTGGGCAGGCGAAATTGGTACCTACGAAGGTGCATACTTCGTTGAGACCAACCGCATGTACACCGCTACTGATGGTGCCGCATCCGCTAAGGTATACCGCACAATTGTAGCCGGTCAGCAGGCTCTTGCTGAGGCAGTTGCCGAAGAGCCACACACAGTTATCGGACCTGTAGTTGACAAGTTGATGCGTCACCGCCCAATGGGCTGGTACGGCGTACTCGGCTTCGCTCGCTACCGCGAAGAGGCTTTGTACCGCATTGAGAGCGGTTCTTCAATCGCTTCCTAGTTGATTGACTCTGAGGGGTAGGCATATTTGAAAAGTCTACCCCTTTGGGGTGAGTCCATTAAGGAGGACCAATGACCGAATACATCTTCAAAACACCTACGGTGCGAGAAGGTCCTGCCGGACTTCATAGATTGTTTTACTTCTATAAGTTAGACGTGGGTATAACCATAGTCAAATCAGGGGGTACTTACTCTCAAGTAAGATACCTGCTTGATGAAGACCTAGTCGACTATGATGTGGTATACTTGGGGGGCAGAGACCATGTCGTTGATGAGGCTATAAAAGCCGAACTCATCGCAGGTGGTGTCGGAGTAACAGAGGATAACTTTACAGCAATATGAAACATTGGGAACATCACCCCGAGCCAGTTGATGGTTGCTTTGGTTGCAAGGCACTAACACTTCAGATGAACGCAGGGGACGCAACAAGAGATATTCCAGATAAAAAATGGAATGCAGAACTACAGGCATACAGAGATGCTAGGGCTGAAGGTATTCAACCTAACAGCACTAACATGAGAGATATACAGAAGGCTCGTGAAGCATCTGAAGTTCTAGGTAAACCCTATGACGGGGATACTATGCCAAAAGCACACAAGATAAATAAGGGCGTAGCCGAAGTAATGAAAGAGATAGGTGCATAATGCCAAAGGTCGGAAAGAAAAAGTTCCCTTACACCGCAAAAGGTAAGGCTGCTGCTAAAAAGTATGCAAAGAAAACCAACAAAAGAATGATGAAGGGTAAGTCATACTAATGGCCAAGAAAGTTAGAAAGACAGGCGGAATAGACAACGCCAATGCTAGACGCCACGTTGCTGACCTTTACAGAAACATGAGGTCAATCAAGTACAAGCCAAATACTAAAATTAATGGCCGCGAGATGGACCCTACAAAGATTCCAGGATTTAAGTTTGGCAAAGGCACAATATAGTGTCATCAGGAAAGTACAAGCGTCATCTTGGATTCAATGCAGTCCAGATAAAGGACGGGATGGTTGTACGACTCAATAAGAACGGCACAGTAAGAGCAGTTCTTGGAAAGTATGGTGAGTATGGCAAAGCAGACAAGTAGACGTGACCCACGCTTGGCACGTGCAGGCGTGAGTGGATACAACAAGCCTAAGCGTACTCCCAACCATCCTAAGAAATCACACATTGTGGTTGCTAAGGAAGGTAGCCAGGTTAAAACAATTAGATTTGGCGAACAAGGTGCCTCTACCGCTGGTAAGCCAAAAGCGGGTGAAACCCGTCGTATGAAGATGAAGCGCAAGAGTTTTAAGGCTCGTCATAGTCGCAACATCGCTAAAGGTAAAATGAGTGCCGCATATTGGGCAGATAAGGTAAAATGGTAATGGCAAAGAAACTACCTAAAGGTGGCGGTAAAGGTGCTAAGGGGTATAAACTCTATACACCTGTAAAACAATCCACCATTGATAACATCAAAAAAATGGGAATGACAGCAGCCCTAAAGAAGGCTGGTTCATCCAAGAATGCTGAGTTCGTACAAGGTGTAAAGCGTATGTACGGAGTGAAGCGCCTAGAGGCTTCTATGGCTTCTGCTAAGAAGAGTGCTTCTAAGGTTGCTAAGTCACCTGACCAAGCACGCGCTAGGGCTGCAGCAAAGAACGTAAAGAGAAATCAACCTGTTGCTAAATCACCTGATGCAGCACGTGAAAAGTATATTGGCAAAGGTCCTAACAAAGTCAGCATGAGTGACTCTCGTGTTAAGAAGGCTTCAGGTGGCGGACTATTCCCAGGACTACTAACTGGAAACTACAAGGGTAAGAAGATTACTCGTGGTAAGGTTTCTGGTCCAGGATACTTTAAGTCATAATGTCATACACTAAACCAGGTCTACGTGATTCCATTAAACGCCGCATTCTTGCTGGCTCTAAAGGTGGTAGACCTGGTCAATGGTCTGCCCGTAAGGCACAACTTGTAGCACAAGCCTATAAGAAGGCTGGTGGTGGATACACAGGTAGCAAATCAAAAAAACAAAAATCTCTTTCTAAATGGACTAAAGAAGAGTGGGGTACTAGGTCAGGTAAGCCAAGTACTCAAGGCTCTAAGGCAACTGGCGAAAGATATCTGCCTAAGAAAGCACGCCAAGCGCTAAGCAAGAAAGAATACGCAGCCACCTCCGCTAAGAAGCGTAGAGATACTAAGGCTGGAAGACAATTTTCAAAGCAACCAAAATCAATCGCAAGAAAGACGGCGAGGTATAGATAATGGCAGGGATAGAGGGTAGCACGCTCTGTGCAGAATTAAACCGTTTGGCTAATGGCGGTACTTATCCTGTCTTGACAGCGTTTCTAGATGAGCAAGGTGCGGCTAATGCTTGGGCTGGTACATCTGGTCTAGGAATCATTGGTGCCCTTAATATCAAAGCTGATGCTAATCGTCAGCCGGATGATTACAAAGATTTATTCGGTATTTGCAACGAACTAGCCGGTACAACCAACAAGTCTGCGGTAGACGCATTAAGGACTATTGAATCGTGACAACAACCCTAAATAACTTGGTAGATGAAATCCTTATCAACATGGCTGGTTATACCATGCAACAAGATAGGGCTACTAGCCTTTCGGCTGCTATCAGCACCACAACTACAACTAGCCTATCGGTATCTTCTACTGCTGACATCGGTAAAGGAATAATTGAAGTTGGCGAAGAGTTGATGTGGGTAGAAAACTTTGACCGTGTAGGTAACACTTTGACTATTGCCCCTTGGGGTAGAGGTTATCTAGGAACTACAGCATCTACTGCTGCTACTTCTAGTAAAGTTACAATTAGCCCAACATTTCCTCGTTATGTAATTAAGAAGGCTATTAACGATACCATCAATGCTATGGGTGCTTCTATCCATGGCGTAAAGCAAATTACTTTTACTTACAATCCAGCGATTACAACTTATGAACTTCTAGATGGTAGTAGTAACAATGTTACTGCAGATGCTATCTTGGCTATGCACTGGCAGGAAGTAGGTCCATCAAAAGAATGGATTCCTGTACGGCGTTGGTCTTTTGAGCCTTATGCTGATATCACCACTTGGGGTGGTAGCGCTGCTTCTCCTGCTCAAACGGTTAGCGTATATGACTACATAACTCCTGGCAGAACTGTCAAGGTTCTTTATGCTGCTGCTCCTACTCCTTTTACTTCTAACTCTGATGTCTTCACTACTACAACGGGGCTTCCTGAATCCTGTAAGGATGTCGTAATTCTTGGTGCTACATATCGCCTACTGACATTCCTTGACCCGGCACGTGCTACTCAGACCAGCCCACAGGCTGATGAGGTTGATAGCAAGCGTCCTTTCGGTGGAACAGGAAATGTAATGCGTCAAATCTATGCTCTCTATACGCAACGCTTGAACGAAGAAACCAAGTCTCAACTAACGAAGTACCCTCCCCGAGTCCATTACACCCGATAGGTAAACAATGACAACACGTAAGTACTCCTCTCGCTCTCAGCAAACTACGCTGGCTAGCACACTTACAGATTCTGCTACATCTATGGTGGTGGTATCTGGCTCTGCCCTTATGGCTTCTATCTCCCCAACTGGTGGAGAAACCTTCACCGTAGTCATTGACCCGGATACCTCGCTTGAAGAAATTGTTGATGTAACGGCGGTATCTACTAACACTCTAACCATTACCCGTGCTGTAGATGGCTCTGCAGCCCAAGCCCACTCGGCAGGTGCCGTTGTAAGGCATATGATTATAGGTCGTGACCTACGTGAGTCAAACACCCATATAGAGGCTTCTAGCGGGGTCCACGGGCTCTCTGGGACCGTTGTAGGCACATCTGATAGTCAGACCCTCACCAATAAGACTTTGACCACTCCTACGGTCAATGGAGCCACTTTAACGGGTACTGTGACCTCTAGCGCTACCATCACTGGTGGCACGGTAAATGCGACTACCCTTCAGCAAGGCGGGGTTCAGGCGGTAACTACAACAGACAGTCAAACCCTTTCGAATAAAACTATAGCCCTAGGTAGCAATACCGTAAGCGGTACTACAGCACAGTTTAACTCAGCCCTTACGGATAATGACTTTGCTACCTTGGCTGGAACCGAAACTCTTACTAACAAGACTTTGACTAGCCCTACCATTACAGGTACAGGCTCTATTGCCGGCACATTTACAGGTAACCTGACTGGTAATGCCAGCACTGCTACTGCTTTGTCTACTGCTCGCAACTTCCAACTTACGGGAGATGTAGAGGCTAGTGCCGTATCTTTTGATGGTACAGGTAACGTAAATCTAACAACCAGTATTGGTACTGGTGCGATTGTTAATGCTGACATTAACGCATCGGCAGGTATTGCTTACAGCAAACTAAGCCTTAACAATTCTATTACTTCTTCAGATATTGTTGATGGAACTATCGTTAATGCTGATATCAACGCTTCGGCTGCTATTGCTCTTAGCAAGTTAGCAACTGACCCACTAGCCCGTGCTAACCACACTGGTACTCAAACTGCTAGCACTATCTCTGACTTTGATACACAGGTACGCACATCTAAAGTAACAGACCTGGCTGCGCCAACTTCTTCGTTCTCAATGAACAGCCAGAAGATTACAAGCCTTGGCACTCCAACAGATTCAGGTGACGCAGCAACTAAGGGTTACATTGATACAGAGATTACCAATCTAATCAATGGTGCTCCTGGAACTCTTGATACTCTTAAAGAGATTGCTGATGAGATTCAGGCTGGTGGTACATTCTACGATGCCGTAGTCTTTAAGTCAGGCTCCACAATGACTGGCGCTCTGACTCTTCACGCAGACCCATCAGCAAATCTACAGGCTGCTACTAAGCAATATGTTGATGCCGTTGCTGGTAGTGCTACTGCTGCTGCAGCAAGCGCTGCTGCTGCCGAGACAGCCTACGATAATTTTGATGATAGATACCTAGGTGCTAAGTCAACACCGCCGACATTAGATAATGATGGCAACGCACTTATTGAAGGTGCTCTGTACTGGAACTCAGTAGATAATGCTATGTATGCGTGGGACGCTACAGGTTCTACTTGGGGTAGCATCTCATCAACTGCTGCTATCTACCGCTACAAGTTTGTAGCCACAGGCGGAGAAACCTCTGTATCAGGAACTGATGCTAATGGCTTAACGCTTTCCTACCTAGCAGGTAAGGAGCAGGTATACCTAAATGGTGTTCTCTTAGTTCGTGGTTCTGACTACACGGCAAGCAACGGAACAAGCATTACTGGTCTTGCTGCTCTGACTGCTAGCGATGTTCTTGAGGTAATTACCTTTACAGCCTTTGATTTGGCTACAGCAATTCCTAATACTACCATTGACGCAAAAGGCGACCTACTGGTGGGAACTGCAGCCGATACTGTGGGTAAACTTTCCGTAGGTACAGATGGATATTTTCTCAAGGCTGACTCTGCAACTGCAACAGGGCTCGCTTGGGCGCAAGTTGATTTATCTTCATACGCAACAACCTCTACAGTTCAAGACAACTTAGTAATGAACATAATGGGAGCATACTAATGACAAAAGCAAGAGACTTAGCCAACGCAGCCGATGTGCTGGATGACGTATCGGCTACAGAATTAAGTTATGTTAATGGCGTAACTTCAGACATACAAACGCAACTAGATGCCAAAGTAGCCAAAAGCCTTGTAGACGCTAAAGGAGATTTACTGGTTGGAACTGCCAACGATACTGTAGGTCGTCTAGCCGTTGCCTCTACTGCTGGATACTTATTGACAGTTGACTCTGGCGAAACGACAGGGTTGAAATGGGCAGCGCCTGCTGGTGGTGGAAAAGTTTTACAAGTAGTCAGCGCGACAACAACGACAAACACTTCTATTGCGACTACTACTCTTACGGATACAACAATTACCGCCACAATAACCCCTACAAGTGCCACCTCAAAAATCTTGATTCTAATCACAGCACAAGTTTATTATTCTAGAGTTTCAACAATTATCGGTCTTAATGGCAAATTATTAAGAGGCGCTACTGAACTTTACAGTTGGAACCCTAATCGCTTACAGTATTTAGAAGTCGGCGGCTCTACGGAGGTCGCGACAATGACTACGCCTTCTATAAGTTATTTAGATAATCCAGCAACTACTTCTTCAACAACTTACAAATTACAGTCGGCGCTCTCTACAACAGCCAATTCCGCCGGTTCGAGTTGGCAATATAACGGCGCACCTTCAACCATTACACTTTTAGAGATAGGCGCATAATGGAAGCGTTAGACATTGTAAAAGCAATTTATCACCTAAAGCCAAACGCGGAATTCTCTTTTCAGGAAACAGATTATTCAACAATCAAATGGGATGTTTTGGAAGGCGATGCCCCTACTTGGCAAGAAATTGAAGCGGCTCATTTAGAAGTTAAGGCAGCCGAAGAAGCAGCAAAAGCCGAAGCAGCAGCCAAGCGCCAAGCAGCCCTAGATAAACTAGCAGCACTTGGTTTAGAACCAGACGACTTAAAAGCACTCGGACTATAACAGAAAGGTATGTAGTAACTAATGGCTACAACATCTAAGGTACTCGCTCGCACAGCAGCAGCGACTACATCAACAACCCTATACACCCAACCGAATACCAGCACTACGACTATTGTTACCAACCTATTGGTGACTAATACGACTAGCAGCACGGCTAACTTCACACTCACTATTGCTGGTGTGACTGCTGCCTCATCGGTATCCGTTGGTGCCTATGACACTACAGTAATTGATATGAAGCAGGTCATTCCTCCAACTAACCCTGCTACTACTATTACTGGTCTTGCTTCTACTACTGGTGTAAGTTTCCATATCTCGGGAGTGGAGATTAATTAATGACCCCTGTCTATAAACTTTCTGCTAACTCCATAAAGACAGGTAGAACTGTTTATGGAAGTATGTTGGCTGGTAATCCTACTTGGGAACCTACTTTATCTGTTGACTACCTTGTCGTCGCCGGAGGCGGTGCTGGCGGTAAAGGCGGAGCCGGTGGTGGTGCTGGCGGTATGCGCTGCACGGTTACTGGAACTGGTGGCGGTGGGTCACTTGAATCTCCACTAAATCTTAATTTTAATACTTCTTACACCGTAACAGTCGGTGCAGGTGGAGCAACTGGATTAAACCCAAACAACGGAAACAACAGCGTTTTTGCAACAATCACTAGCACAGGCGGCGGTTATGGTGCGACCCCAACTTGGGTGGGAAGTTCTACTTCTAATGGTGGTAATGGTGGTTCCGGTGGTGGCGCTGCTACTGCTTCAGGTGGTGGAACTGGAACAAAGGGAAGTGGAACAGCCAATCAAGGTTATGATGGCGGAGAAGATTATCAACCTTCACCTTATTCACCTGGTGGTGGCGGTGGTGCTTCTGCTGTTGGTGCTACCGGAACAGCAACTGGTTCAGGTAATGGTGGAAACGGAGTAGCATCTTCAATTACAGGTTCATCCGTCACTTATGCAGGTGGCGGCGGTGGTGGAGGCGGTAGAGATTCAGGTGGCGCTAAAGGAACTGGTGGAACTGGTGGCGGTGGTAATGGCGGCGAATGGAATGGTTCATCTTTAACTGTCGGAACTGCGGGAACTGCTAATACCGGCGGTGGCGGTGGAGGTGGTGGTTATTATGGCTCTACTGGAGAAAATGCTAATGGTGCCAACGGCGGCTCAGGCGTAGTCATTACTCGCTGTTTAACTGCTGACATTCCTTCCGGTTATTACACTGGAGGTGGAACAAAAACAACTTCCGGTTCTTATACAATCCACACATTCAATTCTTCTGGAACATTTACAGTTAGCCAAGCAAAAGCAACTGGCGGAACTATTGTTTTTGATGGAACTTATTTTTATCACACATTTACATCATCAGGCACATTTACTCCCACGCAAAATCTTACTGCGGATATTCTAGTTGTTGCCGGTGGTGGCGGTGGTGGTAATAGTTATTCAGGCGGTGGTGGTGCTGGTGGATTACTTGGGCATACTTCGCAATCATTAACTGCTACTAATTACACAATAACAGTCGGCGGTGGTGGGGCGGCAGCAACGCAAGGAAATAACTCACAATTTGGCTCTTTGACTGCATCTGTTGGTGGAGGCTATGGGTCAGGTGGTGGTAGCAATACCGCTGGTGGAAGTGGCGGAAGCGGTGGTGGTGGTGGTGCTAATTCGGGTGTGGCTGGAACAGGAACAAGTGGTCAAGGAAATAATGGTGGCGCTGGTTCATCAGGCGGTAACGGCGAACGCGGTGGTTCGGGCGGTGGCGCAGGTGCGGCTGGTGTAGCGGCTGAAAGCGCAACTGGCGGCATAGGTTCTAATGCTTATTCAAGTTGGGCTTCTGCAACAGGAACAGGTGATAGCGGTTATTATGCCGGTGGCGGCGGAGCAGGTTCTTGGAATAGAACAGTTGGTTCGGGTGGATTAGGTGGTGGCGGTGGGCCAACCGCAGGTGGTGTGGCTGTTGATGCCGGAACGGCTAATACTGGAGGTGGAGGTTCAGGAATTTCTCAAGGTGGAACTGGTGCGGCAGGCGGTTCCGGTATAATTATCGTTCGCTACGCAGCCTAAAGACAAGGGGATATAAATGAAAAAAGAAAAAGATAAGAAACCAGTAAGTTGCTTTACTTACGAAGTTAAAATGATTATCCAAATACTAGCAGATGATGAACCGTCCGCTAAGGAAAAGTTGGATAAAGAAGGTGGCTATATGACCAAGCGTGATGTAGTCCTCAAAGATTCTGTAGTTCTATATAACGGAGAAGGAGAGTAACTAATGGCTCACTTTGCAGAAATAGATTCAAACAACACGGTTCTTCGTGTTATCGTAGCCGACACCAAAGAGTGGTGTGAGAATAACCTAGGTGGTACTTGGGTTCAGACTTCATACAATACTCACGGCGGAGAGCACCCAGAGGGTCGCCCATTGCATAAGAACTATGCAGGCATTGGCTATCACTGGGATGGTGTGGGTTTTTATGCTCCACAGCCATTCCCATCTTGGACGAAAAATGAAGATACCTACCTATGGGAAGCACCCACCCCTATGCCTACTGATGGCAAACCATACAAGTGGGATGAACCAACACTATCTTGGGTTGAACTAAACTAAAGAAAGAAGGGGACAATGATTAAAGAGGGCGAAACACTTACAATCGGCTGGTGTGATAATGGACTAGCCGATGGCAAGTTTGCTGAAAGCATCTTAGGTGTCACCTTGGCTGCTCCTAAGAATGGTATGAAGATTGACCATAGTGTCCGTGTGTCAGGCAATCAGATAAGCAGACAACGCCAACGATTGCTAGACCATTGGTACGATAAGAATCTATCTGATTGGTTGCTATGGGTAGATTCAGACATAGTACTGACCATAGATGCTTTCTACCTGCTCTGGAATGTGGCTGATGCGGAAACCCATCCGATAGTTAGCGGTGTCTACTTCATCTCTAAAGAGCCTGAAGGCACCACTATGCGTCCATTCCCAGCCATATTCAAAGACCTGGGTGAGAATCAGATTCAATATCTACACCCACTACCTGAGA